GGGCATTACGCCCTCCTTGGTTAATTAGTCCAGAAATGCTCGGGGAGAACACCGTTCCTAAACGGTGAGCGCTTCCGAGAATATCCAGATCGCCCTTCCTCGACTAACTGTCGAGGGAAGCGCTGGAACAAGAGGGATGCGGCTGCTAGACCGCGCCTCGGGGACAAGACCCAGGGGTCTCGTATGCGAAGTGTGGGGCCAGGAAAAGCCCCAGTCATCCGTCTACAATAGATACCATAACCGCGGCACAGATCAACCCAGTTCTGTCGACCAGAATTCGAATTATTACAATTCGGAGACTGTTGGATAGGCTGTGAAGTCTGGAACACGGCAAGGTTTCTCTGGTAGAACTGGAGTCGGGTAAAAACTGTTCTCTGCTGGTTCGAAAGGTCGATACCAGCAAAGTCCGTAAACGAAGAGAGAAAATCTCCCACGTTGGCGAACCAATCCAGCACAAAGCTGAAAGGAACAAGTTCCCACCCGATAGTAGCGGGGTTGATTAGACCCAGCTGAGACGCCAATGCCAAGTTCGGATTGGACACTGACATATCCGCTCTCATTGCAATTTTCTGGCGATACGCACGTTTTATCTCAATCTTATGATACATGTCGGTTGAGGGGTCATGCCCCTCCTCGAAATAATCATCAGACCAAGGTAAATTGTACGTCGCGTATATGCGATGAGGAAGGTACGGTGAGGACAGCGCTTCCGCTGCCTCATGTATGTCCTTCATCAACGGACTCCACCCGAAATGAAATTCGAGGTAGAGGGAACTAAGGTCGCGTATTCTCTCACGAGAAGACGGATCGGAATAATTCCGAGCCAAACCACGATGAGTGTTAGGAAGCCCTCTAGGAGGGCGACTAAGACCTAAAGTGGTTGCGGCCTCGCCGAAACGTCCACGGGCGAATTGATGCGTGAAACGGGCGACTTGGAACAGACGATTGCTCATCATGTTCATTGCCTCCCGGCCCTCGGCTAACGCAATACCCAATTGGACTTGATCTCCAAGCGCATTTTTAAAACGCTTATAGACTTCATTGTAGATAGCTGAGTTCTCGTCTACCGAAACCGGTAAATCGTTAATATCAGCTTCCTGCCATGT